TCAGGCCCCCTTTCGAGGGGGCCTGATTGCTTTCACGGGGCCGCCCGTCCGCAGTGCGTCCGCAGTAGATTTCGCAGCCGCGTCGAAAGCGTCCGCCACGGCGTCGAGATCGTCCTGGTACAGGTGCCCGTACTGATCCAGAGTCATCACTGCCTTCTTGTGGCCGAGAAGCTTCTGAACGACCTTGATGTTGGACCCAGCGCTGATCGCCAGACTCGCGCAGGTATGGCGGCAGTCCTGGAGTCTGACCCCCTCACACCCTTCGACGGCGGCCGTCGCCTTCTGAAATGTGTAGCGGGCCTGCCCGAGGGTCAGGTATCCGCCGCCGCGCGCGGAGGGGAACACCAGCGCGGTCTTCTCCCTGCCGTCGAGTTCAGTCTTCAGGAGCCGCGCCAGGAACTCCGGTACCGGCACCGTCCGGTTGGTGTGGTTCTTGGTGTTCCCCTCCACCAAGCCGGTCTTGCGGACATAGGTCACCGCTCGACGCACACGGATGCGACGGGCTTCCACGTCGACATCACCGACCTGAAGGGCTGTCGCTTCGCCAAACCGGAGTCCGCAGTAGCCGAGGACCAAGACGAGAGTGCGAAGTCGACCGGAGGCGACTGCCACCCGGTGCAACTGCTCGTGGGTCATATACCGCTGCTCAACCTCGGGCAGGGTCGGCAGTTCGATGTCCTTGCTCACGTCCTTGGGAAGGTGTCCGGCCTTAACCGCGAAGCGCAGCACCGCCCCGACAAGCTGGTGAGTCTGACGCACCCTCGACGCACTCAACCCCTTGCCCTCAAAGCGCACGGACCCGCCGACCGACAAGCCAGTGATCCAGACCTGGAGATCCTCGAACTTCACCTCGCGCAGCGGCGTGTCCTCCCATCGTGGGAGGACCACGGTGTCCAGCAGGGAGCGGTAGCCGGCGACCGTCTTAGGTGCCTTCGCAGCTTTCGTGCCGAACCACCGCTCGGCCATCGTCCCGAACGTCACGCTGGACAACGCGGGGTCGACCCAGGTCCCGGTGACCTGGTCGGAGACTTGCTTGTTCAGCCAGTTCTGCGCGTCGGTTTTTCGGCCGAAACCCTTAGCGTGCTCTTTGCCCTTGTCATCGACATACCTTGCCCGCCAACGTAATCCCTTGCCGTCGTTGGCCGATGGGACAGTCTCGATCGAACCGTCCGGTAACCGAACCGTCTTGTTCCAGCGGTCCTCGACACCTGCGCGGCGGTTACGCATCTGACTCATCGCGCGCCGTTCCGCGGTACTTCAGAGCATCAAGTATCGGTAGTTGAGAGATGGAGGGATGGATCGGTGGCAGTTCAGCGCTCCGTACTCGCTCAAGCACTTCCCCGTACGAGTCACCCTCGAACTCCTCGCGAAGGTCGGTCAGATATTGCTGCTTGCGGAGCGCAGACATGATCTCCCGGTTCAAGTTGCGCCCCCAATTTGTCGCTAGCCAAATCTCTGCATATGCCTTAAGCGGGCCCAGGTCGAGCACCTCACCCTTTTCGTCCGACGGCGGTTCCTGATCTAGAGCCGCCATTACAAGCGCGAGGTCTACCAAGTGTGGCGCGAGGTCGGCCGCGAACTTGTCTAGCGCAGTTCGGTGTCGCTGGAGCTCATTGTTTAGTTGGAGCAGCAGTCCTCGTGCTGACCGGTTATCGCGTCCCGCGACCAGCATGTAGTCGTGAACCCCCAACACCTTTGCGACTGCGCGCGCTTCGCTGTACCGCAGAGGGCGAGTGCCCTTCTCGATCTTCTGGACGGTCTGCTGGTGGACACGCTCGCCGAGTAACCGGCCAAGCGCCTCAGCTAATTCAAGCTGCGACATGCCGATGGCTGTCCTGTAAGTCCGGATGTTCGCCCCCACCAACTGGTCGAAGCTCTCGTCGCCGTCATTCTCAGCGTCATCTGCCACGGGTCAACGTTACAACGTTTCGTTGTCTTGACTCAACACCAGAACGGTATGTACCGTTATGTTGTCGCGAACCAACAACGAAAGGGTGTATCCAGATGGCAGGTGACGAGCTGCTCCATACCAAGCAGGTCGAGGAGCAGTACGGGATCAACGCCGGAACGCTGAGGTTCTGGCGATCCACAGATCAAGGCCCGGCGTCGTTCACCCTTGGCCGACGTGGCCGCGTGGTGTACCGGCGTAGCGAGGTCGAACGCTGGCTGGCCGAGCAGGAAGCAACGACCCGTCGGGGCGGGGGCGACGCAGCGTGATCAACCGCCCACAGGAGATCCACGCCGATCTCGGACTGGTCGATGAGGACCGCACCGAAGATTTGCGAAAGCCTGTCTGCCGTTTGTGTGGCAACACCGGCTGGCGCCCCGGCCCCATGGCGGTGATCCCGTGCGATCACCGCGGAGTTGTGGGGCAGCTTCCAGAAATGAGAAGGGCCCCGGTTGCACCCGAGGCCCTTCAGAAGTTCGACCGACCCAACACCCGAATGAAAGGACAGCCATGACCACGATAACCCCAACCCCGGACATCGCGGTACCAGAAGGTGCTGACGAACCCCACGTGGACGACTGGCAGCCGGCCTACGAAGACAAACGCGTCTACCGGCTCGTCTGGTCCAAGCCGTTCGAACCGGACAGTGGTCTCGACATCCGCGTCGTGGTGGTCCAGTTCGACGACGGCAGCATCGCCGACGGCGACGACGACCCCGACGACGCGCCCCTCGTGTACATAGGCGGGAGCGACTTTCACCCCGACGACGCGCGTGCCCTTGCCGCCTCAATCACCCGGGCGGCCGACCTTGCGGACCAGTGGGCGGGGATCAAGCGATGACCACAGCAGCAGAAACGGTTCATTGTGAGCCCTGGTGCGTCGACGGTGACGGGCATCAGCGAGAGCACTACCGCCGCGACCAATGGTGCCAAGGGGAGATCATCAAGGTCGTCTTCGGCTTGGAGGATCTCGCCCCCGCGCTTCCCATCGCCACCGTGGACCTGTCGGAACCCGGCATCAGCGTGTACCCCCGCCGCGACTGGCACGGTCTGCCGTACGTGGCGCTGAACGTCTATCGCGAGCACAGCAACGAGTTCCTTGCCATCGACACCGACCTCCGGGTGACGGCCGCAGAAGCCCGGGAACTGGCAGCCGCACTCGTCGATGTCGCGAATGTCATCGAGGAGGCCGGCGGCTAAATGACAGATGCAAGGTTCCCGGATCGGTGGCTGTCCGACCGTCGTCTTCAGCGCTTGTCGGACAGCCACTTCCGGGCCTTCATCACCTCGTTGGTGTGGTCGGTCTCCAACCGCACCGACGGGGTGATCGAGCCTGAGGATCTGGGCCTGATCCCCAACTTCGCGCCCAACTCGGTGAAGGCGTTCCTTGACGCTGAGCTGTGGTCGCCGCTCGTGAAGGGCTGGCAGATCAAGGACTACGCCACGACCCAGACGAGTCGGGAACAGCTCTCGGCTGCGGAAGCTGCCCGGGCTCGGGAACGGGAGAAGAAGGCTCGGCAGCGGGCAGCGAAGAAGGCCACCACGACCAGCGCCAACCCTGATGTCCCGGGGGACATCCCCGGGGACAGCCGGGGGGACAACACAGGACAGGACAGGACAGGCCAGGACACGGCAAGGCGTAGTAAACCGAAGGAGTCTCCTGCGCTTGCCGCCGTCGTCAACGGTCCCCCGCAGTGGCGCGGCTCTGGTCCTAGCCCTTTTGACGAATACAAGTGACCATCAACATCTTTGAGCAAGGAGAACGTGAAGTGAGTGAAGTGCAGGTAGTGGAACCCACCGAGGTGCTGGTCCCTCTCAGCGAGCAGGACGCGACCCGTCTGGACAAGCGGCTCCGGTTGATGGCTGGCACCGCCCGGGAGAACTTCGAGAAGGTCGGTCGCCTCCTCGATGAAGCCAAGCGTGGTCAGGTTCATGAGGTGCTGGGCTTCAAGTCGTGGACGGCCTACGTCGCTGACGCGGTTGGTGGGCAGCTCCAGTTGTCGGGGGATTCCCGGCAGGCCATGGTGCAGATGCTCGCGGGGGAGGGCATGTCGGTCCGGGCCATCGCGACGGCGACCGGGGTCAGCAAGTCGACCGTCGACCGGGACCTTGCGCAGGTGTCCCAGAGCGGGACACCTGGCGGACCGGATGCCTCGGAATCAGGTGTCCCACAACGGGACACCTCAGATGTGGTCGACGAGCTGGCTGACGGAGACGACGCGCTAGCCGACGAATTGACCAAGGCGCTGAACGACACTGGGCCGGCGACCGTGACCGGCATCGACGGCAAGACCTACACCAAGCCGAAGCGCAAGCCCAAGCCCAAGAAGGAACCCGAGCCCGAACCCGCCCCGGAACCCGAGCCGGTGAGCACCCGCAAGGTGCAGATCCCCACCGCCTACCGCGAGTCGATCAAGGCACTCAGCACCGTCGCGTGCAGCATGCGGGACTTGGTCGACGACCCCCGCTGGTCGAGAGCATTGGGCCGGTTCACCGACAAGGACCGCGCCGAACTCGACGGCAATATCGCCGTGCTCCAGACGCTACGTGCCGCGATGGGCGAGCTTCACGAGGTGACCCCGATGGATACGACCCCCGAGGAGAAGACAGCATGACCGATCAGCCCACACCCATCAACCGCCCTCTCACCGACGACGAACGCCACCTTCTCGCCGACCTCACCATCTGGTGCATCGCCGAGCAGACCGGAGTCAGCGACGACGAGGCAGCCAGAGCACTCGACGAGCTTCACCAGAAGTCACCCCTCCAGATGGAGGGCGACGCCGTCAACGTCTACGTCAAGACCAGCAACGGCCACGTCATCGTGCACTGCACCCGCGAATGGCTGGCCTTCCACGCTCACTCAGGTGGACAGCTCACCAGCGAGGAGCTACGCCGTGTCCTGAGGTACGACATGCCCGGGGACGGCACGTGATCGCCAAGCCCTGCCTCGACTGCGGCCGGCCCACCGCCTCGACCCGCTGCCCCGAGCACCGCGGGTACGACGCCGCATGGGAACGGCTTAGCCAGCGCGCCCGCAAGCTGCAACCCTGGTGCTCAGACTGTGGAGCCACCGAGGGCTTGGAGTGCGACCACTCACCCGAAGCGTGGGCACGCCGAGCCGCAGGCAAGCCCATTCGCCTCCGCGACGTAGACGTGGTGTGCGGACCATGCAACACCGCACGCGGCCAAGCCCGCCCAGACACGCTGCAGCACAACCATATTCGCAGGTCAAAGGGTGGGGGGAAGCCCCGACCAAACGCCCACGTCGGACCGGCCAGCCGCGCTCCGCGTTACACACCCCGGGGGGTATCGGGGTGAAGGCGGGTCCGAAGGCTGCGGTTGACGATTCTCCGTTGCCGTTCCGTCCGCGGTCGGTGGGGTCGGCGCGGTTCTCGAAGTTCTGCGAGCGGTTCGTGAAGGTGCCGAAGGGTACGGGTGCTCTGACTCCGCTGCGGTTGCGGGATTGGCAGCGTGACCTGGTGGGGTCGGTTCTCGACTCCGATCCTCAGCCGCGTACTGCCGGGTGGATGCTGCCTAGAGGCTCCGGGAAATCGTCGCTGATGGCCGCCTGGGGGATCTATGAGCTGTTTACCGGCGGTGAGGGTGCCACGGTGTGTGTGGTCGCGGTCGATGAGCGTCAGGCCGGCATCGTGTTCAACATTGCCAGGCGCATTGTCGAACTCGACGATGACCTCGCGTCCCGCTGTCAGGTGTTCAAGGAGAAGCTGGTCATCCCTAACACCGACAGCACGTTTCACTGCCTGCCCGCTGAGGCGAAACGGCTGGAGGGTTTGGACTACACGCTGGCGATCCTCGACGAGGCGGGCGTGGCCAACCGGGACAGCTACGAGGTGTTGAGCCTGGCGCAGGGTAAGCGGGAGCGTTCGACGCTGGTGTGCATTGGTACGCCGGGCCCGAAGCTCGACGATCAGGTGTTGCTCGACCTACGTCGGCACGCCGCTGAGCATCCGGAGGACCGCTCGCTGGTGTGGCGTGAGTTCTCGGCGGCCGGCTTCGAGGACCACCCGCCCGACTGTCGGCACTGCTGGGAGCTGAGCAACCCGGCCTTGGGCGACTTCTTGCACGAGGACGCCCTGCGCGCGTTGTTGCCCCCGAAAACCAGAGAGAGCACGTTCCGGCGTGCTCGGCTATGCCAGTTGGCCTCCGACACCGATGGCGCGTTCCTGCCGTCCGGGGTCTGGGACGGCTTGTCCACCGGGGTCGGTATCCCAGCGGGCCGGGAGGTGGTCGTGGCTCTCGATGGGAGTTTCTCTGACGATACGTCCGCGTTGCTGGTCGGAACTGTCTCGCCGACACCGCACTTCGATGTCATCGCGGTTTGGGAGCGACCCAAGGGTGACGACGACTACCGGGTGCCGGTCCTGGATGTCGAGGACGAGATCCGTGCGGCGTGTCGACGCTGGCAGGTCGTCGAGATCATCGCCGATCCGTTCCGCTGGACACGCACCCTGCAAGTGCTCGAATCTGAGCGGCTGCCCATCGTCGAGTTCCCACACTCACCGTCACGTCTGACGGCCGCGACCGGCGACCTCTACAGCGCCGCGGTGAACGGCCGGATCACCCACTCGGGTAATGCCACCTTGGCCGCCCACGTTGGCGCTGCGGTGATCCGGGAGGACGCGCGGGGGATGCGGTTGGACAAGGCGTCCCGGTCCCGTACGGCCCCCAAGATCGACCTGGCCGCTTGTTTGGTCATGGCCCATAGTCGCGCTACCTGGCGCGCAACACATAAAAAACGAGGAAAGACAAGGAGTTTCGCCGCATGACACAAAAGGATCTGTTGCTGCAACTGCTGCAGCGACTCAACGAACCCGCGGCCCGCTACGCGGATCTGGATCGCTACTACACCGGCAATCAGCCGTTGGCGTTCCTGAGCCCGGAGGCAAAGGTGGCGCTGGGCAACCGCTTCGGCCTGATGGCTTCCAACATCCCGCGCCTGGCCGTGACCGCGTTGGCCGAGCGGCTACGTATCGTCGGGTTCTCCGGGGACGCGGGCCTGTGGGCTGATTGGGTGCGCTGTGACATGGATCAGCTGTCCGGCGTCGCCCACCGAGAAGCCCTACTGCTCGGTGACAGTTTCGTGATCGTGTGGGCTGACCGCTACGGCCGGCCCCGCGCCACCGTGGAGTCGGCCAAGCAGGTCGCGGTGCTCACCGATCCCGGCTCGCGCCAGATCGTCGCCGGGATCAAGAGGTGGGAGGAGAAGCCCGCCAACGTCACTCACGCCGTGCTGTACCTGCCTGACCGCATTGTGCGGTTGCGCGCCGAGCAGGTCGGCACCGTGACCGCGACCGGGTTCAACGTTGTCGAGGAGATCACCAACCCGCTCGGCGTGGTGCCGATCGCGAATTTGCGCAACACTGACCGCATCCTCGGTGACCGTGGCGGCTCGGAGATCGACGATCTGAAACCCCTTGTGGACGCGCTTAACAAGTCCCTGGCCGATATGATGGTGACCTCGGAATACGTTGGTAGGCCGAGACGTTGGGCCACGGGCATCGAGCTAGCCGAAGAGCCCGTGCTCGATGAGAACGGCCAGCCGGTCCTCGACGAGGACGGCCAGCCGGTGATGACTGAGGTCAACCCGATCCCCGAGGCCAATCGCATGATGGTCTCAGAGAATGAGCAGGCTAAGTTTGGGTCCCTCGCGGCATCCGACCTCGCGGGTTACGAGGCCAGTGTGCGGGTCATCCTCGGTCAAATTCAGGCGGTGTCAACCCTTCCCAGCGCGTACCTCGGGGTGATGACCGATCAGCCGCCGTCAGCAGACGCTCTGCGCGCCTCGGAATCGTCTCTCGTGGCACGGGCCGAGGCCCGGCAATCCACGTTCGGCAGATCGTGGGAGCAGGTCGCCCGGCTCATGATCGCGGTGCGGGATGGCCGCGACCCCAACCTGATCGACGACATCAGAGTTTCGTGGGCTGATGCCGCCACCCGATCCGTCGCGCAGGAGGCCGACGCTGTGGTCAAGATGTATCAGGCCGGTCTGCTGTCAAGGGACTACGCGTTGGGCAAGCTCGGATACTCCGATGACGAGATCGCCAAGATAGTTGGGTCGGGAGCACTTGCGGTGCAGGGGGAGTCCGATGCGGCTTAGCGGACGCGATGTCCAACCGGAGATCAAGGTGTCACCGGAGACTGTCCGACCGATCCGGTTGCGGCTCGCCGGGTTCGTCTTCACCATGCACCCCACCGAGGCTATGGACCTGGCCAACCAGCTCGCCGATGCCGTCGCCGAACTGAAACCACCGAGAGCCCTTGAGATCTTCAACACCGAATCCAAGCCACCGAAGGCACTGGAGATCTTCAACACCGGAAAGGAACCATCATGACCGACACCACCGACACCACCGAGGGCGACGTTTCGGACGCGACCCCCGAGGGTGACATCTCGGATGCAACCCCCGACGTCCAGCCGGCGGACACCGGCGCCGAGCCCACCGAGGACCCCGAGGTGTTCCCGCGCGAGGTCGTCGCCGATCTGCGCAAGGAGAACGCGAAGTATCGGCAGCGCGCCGGGCAGGCCGACGCCTACGCCCAACGGCTGCACACCGAGCTAGTCCGCGCGACAGGACGATTGGCCGATCCCACCGACCTGCCGTTCGACGAGGAGCACTTGGCAGACCCCGAAAGGATGTCCGCGGCCGTGGACGACCTGCTGGCCCGCAAGCCACATTTGGCTACCCGCAAGCCCGCCGGGGACATCGGCCAGGGCGGCCGTGGTAGCGGGGACGCGCCGCTGGGCCTGCTCGATCTGTTGAAGTTGCACACCTGACCGCTAGACTGGTATGTGGGCCTGGCGCCCAACCCGATTGACGTCCTGGCGGCGTGTCGAAATCCCCTTCAGACACAACGTTAGGACTCAATCGTGGCCATCGAAGTCACCTCGGGTAATTCCACCCTCATTCAGTCGCAGGTAGCGAACCTGCTCGTTCAGCCATTGGAACAGGCGTCGACGTTCCTGGCCGCCGGCCCGGTCGTGCTCGACTCCTCGAGTCCGGTACGGGTTCCCCGCGTCGTCAACGGCGTCACCGCCGGGTTCGTCGCTGAAGGCGCCCAAATCACAGACGGCGACGTCGCATTCGACGAAGTGACCCTGCTGCCCTCCACACTCAAGGGCCTTAAGGTTCTGGTGAAGCTCTCCAACGAGCTGATCCGCACCAGCGTCGTCGGCCTGGAAGCCGTGCTGCAGAACCGTCTGGTCACCGACGTGGCCCACGCGCTCGACGCGGCGCTCTGGGACGGCGCTGGCACGTCGAACACCATCAAGGGCATCCTGCGGGCCACCGGCATCGCCACCGGCACGCTGGACCTCACCGACGCCGACAGCCTCATCGACGGCATCGCCACCGCCCAGGGCAACAAGGTCAACCCCACGCACTGGGTGATGACCTCCACGAGCTTCGCCACCCTGCGCAAGCTGAAGATCGCCGAACCCGGCGCAACGTCGGATCAGGACTTCCGCCAATACCTGTTCGACCCCAGCGGCATTCAGGGCGGCACCGCGTTCCAGATCTTCGGCCTGCCGGTCATCATCACCGACAACATCCCGGCCGTGTCCACCAAGAACCGTGTGGCCCTGGTCGACATGTCCAAGGTCGTCGTGGCCCGCGACGTGGACGCCGAGGTGAAGATCCTTGACCAGACCTGGGGAGACTACGACTCGATCGGCATCCGCGTCGTGTCGCGTTGGGACACCGCGCTGCTGCAGGACGAAGCCGTCACCCTGCTCACCGAGGCATAGATGGCAGTCACCGGCCAAGACGTCGCCGACTTCCTCGGCCAGGGCACCGACACCACACTGGTCGCCTTGGCCGGGGAGGTCGTGCCCGTCATCCAGGCCATGGTGTCGGCCTACACCCGCGGTAGAGGCTTCCTCGACGGCGACCCCAACGGCGAGCTGGCCGCGGTCATCACCACCGCCTCGGCGCGTATGGTCGCCAACCCCGAGCAGCTACCCACCCGCGTCGGGTCGGTGGAGATCCGCGCCGGATTCCAAGGCTTCTCGTTGGCTGAGACGTTCGTCCTCAACCGCTACCGGAAACGCGCGCTGTGATCTACCACGACAGCATCGAGGTCACCCTCGTGGAGGTGACCGGCTACGACGACTGGGGCGAGCCGATCCTCTCCACCACCTACACCACAGTGCGCGGTGAGGTGTTCGCCCTGGACACGGTCGACCTGCTGGCCTCCGGTGCCATCGTGGGCATCCGCTACCGGATCATCCTGCCCCCGCACGTCAGCCTTCCGGACAGCCCGCAGGACGACACGGTGCGGCTCGGCTGGGGCGCGTACCCGATCGACCACGGCGACCCGTTCGGCGTCGGGTCGGGGATGCGGATCGACGGCGGCGTCGAACGGCACGTGATGCGCGGGCGGCTGCACCACTACGAACTCATCACGAAGGCGATTGCGTAGAGAGAGGCGCGCCGTCGGCCCGTCGGCTTGTCAACTTGTGTGACATGGTCGTGAGCACCAGTAGCATCCGTTGGATTGCCAGTAGTGCTTCTTTGCCTCTGCAACTGCGCTGACACACGACGTGAAGTAGCCGAGCTCGATCCGGTTCTCGACGCGAGGACGATCAGTGCATCCAGCCGTGTGAACTTCATGATCACCGTTCGCCTGCGCGATTTTGTTTACGTTGTAGTAATCCCCCATGTGGGAGATTGTGCGTCCGTCCGCAGTGCGTCCGCAGTAGTTTCGACAACCGCCGTTCGCGGCCAACACTGCCAACGCTCTGACCTGCGACTTACTTCGCCCGCCAACATGGTCAATATCGACAAACGCCGAGAGGGACAGACTGTAAATCCGTCGGCTTACGCCTACACAGGTTCGAATCCTGTACCTGCCACGCTGGTCAGGCCCCCTTTCGAGGGGGCCTGACGTGTTTGGACAGTCGGAGGATTGTCACGAAATGTCACAACTTGCGGCGCAGTAGTCGTCGAGAACCCAGCGCTAGGATCCGGACGCCACTTCTTCGAGAGCCTTCACCATGTCTGCACGAGGAATCCAAGCGAACTGCCTTCCGATCTTCGTCCGCTCAAGAAGGCCTCGCGCCTCCAGGTCATAAAGGTCATTTCGAGCGGTCTGCTTCGACACTGCGTGGTAGTTCATGTGCGACTCGGCCGTGTAATAGTTCGATGGGTCCCGCGTCGCGGACTGAACCAGGGCGACCTGGCGGTGGTTGAAACCCGTCGGTCCTCCGACCAGCAACGAACGCGCGCGCTGCAGCTCAATCGTCTTCCGGTGTAGGTACTTATCGAGGGAGTCGAGTGCTCGGCGAATGACGTCGAGGTGGTAGATCAGGAAGTACGTAAGGTCTCCATCGTCCTGCTCGGTGTAAATAAAGGATCTCGCGTACTGGGCAGGAGCCTCGTTCAGGATCAGCGAGATCGCGAGATGCTCTGTCAGCCAGAACCCCTGCTTGAGCATGCTCCAGTAGAAGAGGGCACGGGCCGTTCGGCCGTTGCCATCCTCGAAGTAGTGGTCGTAGCCCATCATGAAGTGGATGGTCAGAGCACGGACGACCGGCGGCACGTACGGGGTTGAGTCAATGCCGGCATTCGCGAAGTCGCAGAGTCGCTGCATGCGTTCAGGAAGCTCCGCAACCGGGGGCGGTTGATGGAGCAGTCGGTCCTCTTCGTCCAGGATCTTCACTCGGTCAGCCGGGTCCGGATTGCTCTGCATGCGACCAGCCGAGGTCGGGTTGTTGAGCGTCTTCTCAGTGACGATCCTGTGTACTTCGCATAGGCGCTCGGGGGTAAAGGGAAGGTGGCTGATCTCCCGGATCCGCTGCATGGCGCGGTAGTTGTTCAGAATCATCTGCTGGCTGCGGTCCTTCGGCGCTTCGCCGTAGGCGATCATCCGCTTCGCTTCTCGGCGAGTCGTCGAGGCTCCTTCGAGCTGGCTCGAACTGATGGCTTCCTCAATCAGGGATTGGATGACGTACCTGTCCCGTGATGTCTTTGACACCACCTCCTCCGGGAGCGCGATCTGGCCGCTTGCGCGCTGAGATACGTAGTCCAGCTCACGCAGCACTTTGTCCGGTAGGGCATACGCGAAGGGGCGGCTGCCAATCATCTCAAGAGGCAGCTGACGGAGGCTCGTTCGCCGCTTGAACTTCAGGCCCATCCACCACTCTTCGTGAGTTAGCCCTTCAGGCGGCTCCTTGTACCGCAGCTTGTCCCAGCAGAGGTACTCGTCGTCATCGGTGGTAGCGACGCCATCAAGGATCCTGATGAGGCGAGGCATGTCTTCCTTGACCTCTTCCATCAGCGTCGGCAATGGCGGTGGTGGCATCGGTGTCTTCAT